ATCACCGCAGCCGGCAAGCACTGGAAGGTGACGGGTGCCTCTGAAAACTACACCAATCTGCCTTACGGCTACTACGATCAGCAGCTGGGCGGGAAGAACCTCGACTGGATCAGGTGCTACCTGGAGGCCAAGTTCGTCTACGTTCAGGAGGGTCGCCCAGTCTGGCCCGAGTTCGACGACGACACCATGGTCAACGATGACGTGGATGCCAACCCAGACATCCCCCTGCAAATCGGCCTCGACTTCGGACTGACCCCCGCAGCCTGCATCGGACAGCGCCAACCCAACGGCTGCTGGTTTGTGCTTGGCGAGGTGGTGGCCAGGGACATGGGCCTCGCCCGCTTTGCCAACGACCTCCTCATGTACTGCAACCGGCACTGGCCCAAGAACGAACTGGAAATATTCGGCGATCCGGCCGGTAGCCAGCGGGATCAGGTTTTTGAAAGCACGGCCTTCGACCATCTGCAAACCATCGGCCTCAACGCCCGCCCCGCCCCATCCAACGACTTCCAGGTTCGCCGGGAAGGCGGCGCCCTCCCCATGACGCGACTGGTGCAGGGCCGTCCCGGCTTGCAGATACACCGCACCTGTAGCCAGACACGCAAGGCGCTTGCCGGCGGCTATCACTTCAAACGTGTCCCCGATTCGCGGGGGGCGGAACTCTTCAGGGACGTGCCCTACAAAAACGAACACAGCCACATTGGCGATGCTTACGGCTACCTGATGACCGGCGGCGGCGAACACCGGAGGATGACGCGGCGCCCCATGCACACTAGACAGCATATTGCCAGGGCCGACTTTAGTGTCTTCTGACATCTGGCCGACGCCAGACCAGCTGCTGGAGGCGGTGAAGCTACCCATGCGGGGCGACATCGTCGAATGCCAGCCGCACCACATCATGCAGATGGAGTTGCGTGACGTTGACCTTGGCGCCCTTGGCGGCAACGACCTCAAGTCCACCGTGGATAACCTCCTCGTCTACCCGGGAAAGTATGCCGGCCTAGTCGAGGGCCAGTGTGTCGTCGCCTTCGGCTTCATCCCATTCTGGGACCATGTCGCCGAAGGCTGGATGGTTTCTTCGCGGCATCTGTCACGCGACAAGTTCATCTTCCACCGCGCCGCAGCAAAAGGCATGGACTATGTCTATACGTTTACGGGGCTGCGGCGCCTGCAATTCACCATTCATTCATACAATCGCCTTGCAATCAGGTGGGCAGATGCATTAGGTTTCGTATTGGAGGGTCGCCTGGAGAAATACGGTCCCGATGGGGCCGACTACTTGATGTATGCAAAGGTGATCGACTGATGAGCTTCGTAAAAGGCATCCTGAAACCATTCGCCAAACTACTTGGCTATGACGCCCCATCCAAGAACAGAATCCCCGAAGGCTACGAAGCCGTGCAGACGGGCAGCAAATTCGAAATGCAGAATTATGGTTACGAAGGCACGGAATGGGGAGAGGTGTCGAAGGATGTTTACGATGCAAACAACAGGCCCCCGCAATATGACGAAGTGGGCGGACTAATAAATCCGAAGACGCCCGTGCGGGAGACGCCCATCTGGGAAATCTTGCCAATTAAAAAGGCACCCGCCGCACCAACAGCACCAGCCGCCCCCTCTGCACCAGCCACACCAACGGCGACGGCGACAACGGCGACAACGGCGACAGCGCCGCCCCCGCCTCCACCCCCTCCACCAACGCCGCCGGCTCCACCGGCCGTGGTTATCCCCGATACGAAAGTAACGCCCGTTGACACGCCCGCCTTTACAGCCAACCAGCCGTCAACCCTTGTGCAGCAGCAGAAAAAGATTACGGCGAAGGAAAGCAGGGGCCGGGGCCGCACCAGACCGGGGCGCAGCCGGCAAGCGGCAAATGCATTCCTCGGATCAGCAACACCATTGGGGCCAGCAACATGAGTTTTATCTTCGGCAGCAAGTCAAGGCCGGCGCCGCCGCCGCCACCACCACCCGACAACACCGCCTTCAACGAGGCCCTGCAAAGCCGCATCGACGCACAACAAGTGCAGATTGACACCCAGAGGAAGGAGTTGGAGGGGCGCATTGACACCCAGGAGGCGCGTGTCGAAGGCGAACGCAAGGAACAGCTGCAAGCCGTCGCCGCCAAATCCAAGACGCGGCGCAAGGGTCGCAGACTTCTCGTCAGCCAGACCCGCCCCTCGCCAGAGGTTGGTCTGCTGGATGACCCGACAGGTTCCAACCTCACGCTGGGGCCGTCGAGGAAGCCCCGCCGCGCCGGAGCCTATAATGCCTGAAGACACCAAGGATAAGGTTTACATACGTAACCCAAAGCATCGCAAGAAGACGCCAAAGGAAGTCAAGGCGGAAAACGAGAAGAAGGCCGAAGACAATGGCTAGGATGACCGTCGAGCAAATCCTCAAGCGACACAAACGCGCCGACGCCCGCAAGGAAGAGTGGCGCAGCGTCTATGAGGAGGCGTATGAGTATTGCCTGCCCATGCGGAACCTCTACGAAACGTATGAAAGCCGAAGCCGGGGCGCCAGGAAGAATGACCGCCTCTTCGATTCTACCGCCGTGGCCTCAACACAGGGCTTCGCCAACAGACTACAGTCAACCCTGTTTCCACCATATCGATCATGGTGCCGCCTGGAGCCTGGGAGCCACATCCCCCCCGAGGCAAGCCAACAAGTCCAGCAGATGCTCGACTTCTACAGAGAGATGATGTTCTCCACCCTGCGGCAGTCTAATTTTGACCTTGCTCTGGGTGAGTTCCTACTCGACCTCGCCGTTGGCACGGCCGTCATGCTGGTGGAACAGGGCACGTCTACGGAGCCCATACGCTACACCGCCGTGCCGGCGTTCCTCGTCAGCCTTGAGGAAGGCCCCCACAATACCGTGGAGAATGTCTACCGAAAAGTCCGCATGCGTCCCGACCTGATCCAGCGCACATATCCAGCTGCGGAGTTGAACGACGAATTGCAGCGCCTGATGTCGGACCAGCCAGAAGAGGAATTAGACCTGCTGGAGGCCACCATCTACGACGAGGACCGTGGCGAATATTGTTTCCACGTCATCCACCCGGGCAGCAAGCATCTACTACTTGTGCGCTACAGCCTGACCTCACCATGGATTGTCAGCCGCTTCTCCAAGACGGCTGGCGAAATTTATGGAAGAGGCCCGATTTTAAGCTGCCTCGCGGACATCAAAACCCTCAACAAGGCGAAGGAGTTCCTGTTGAAGAACGCCTCGCTATCCATTGCCCCCGTCTTCACCGCTGCCGACGACGGCGTCCTCAACCCGGAAGTCGTCAACATCACCCCGGGGGCGATCATCCCCGTCGCAAGGAACGGTGGGCCGCAAGGCCCCTCCCTCATCCCCCTGCCGCGAGGTGGTGACGTGCAGCTGGCGCAGCTGGTCATGCAAGACATGCAGATGTCGATCAAGAAAGTCATGCTCGACGACAACCTGCCCCGCGACGACATGTCCGCCAGGACGGCTCTGGAAATTTCTCAGCGGATGCAAGAGCTATCACAGAACCTTGGGTCAGCATTCGGCAGATTAATTACTGAAATGATGGTCCCACTGGTGCGCCGCACCCTGGCGGTGATGGACGAGGCGGGACTGATCGAAATGCCGCTAAAGATAAACGGACTGGAGGTCAAGGTGATCCCCGTCAGCCCGCTGGCCCAGGCACAGAACAACGAAGAGATCGGCAACGTGATGCAGTGGATGCAGATCATTGCCGGCTTCGGACCCGAGGGCCAGATTGCCGCCCGCACCGACGCCATCGTGGATTTCATTGCCGACAAACTTGGCGTACCCGGGGAATTGCGAACAACCCCCGAGGAGCGTGAGGAAATGCAGCAGGCCGCGATGGCTATGGCTGCACAGGTGGCAGGCGGTGAAAACGCCGATACTGGCGACCTCCAGGCGCCGCCTGCCGCCGCTGCCTAAAGGATGGACAGATGAACGAAGACCGTGGCTGGGCCGCACTCTTAGCGCAACCCGCCGAAGAAGACACCAGCCAAGACACCATGAACAAGATGTACGCCCGCGTCTTCTCGACAACGGACGGGCAAAAAGTCGTAGAACACCTTAGACAGAAAACGCTGGATCAACCCTGCTTCTTGCCGGGGTCCGACTCCTCCTATGGATATGCCCGCGAGGGGCAGAACTCCATCGTCAGGGAAATTGAAAACAGAATTAAAATCGGGAGACAAAAATGAGCGATGTAGCCCTAGCCGAAACCCAGGAAGAAGACTTGGTGCCAGATGTCCGCGATGATCAGGCGCCGCCACCCGAAGAACTATCACACCGCGACGATGTGGACGTGGGCCGCTTCAGCCGTGAGGAAGGCGGTGACGCCCCTGCGGAACGCCCCGACTGGCTGCAAGAACAGTTCTGGAACGCGGAGAAGGGTGAGGCCGATACGGAAAAGCTGGGCAAGTCCTACAACGACCTCCGCAACCAGTTCAACGTAGACGCCCACAAGGCGCCCGAGGACGGCAACTACGACACCACCGAGATCATGGAGGCAGGCGTTGACGCGCAAGACCCCATGTTGCAGTCGTTCACCAAATGGGCGCAAGAGTACAAGGTGAGCCAGCATGCATTCAACGATCTGGCTAACAGCTACATCCAAAATGGAATGGCTGGCATGGAAGAGGAACAACGCACCATCGCCGAGGAAAAAACCATCCTCGGGCCGAGGGCTCAAGAGCGCATAGACGCCTCTGCCCACTGGCTTGCCCGCATGCACTCTCGCGGCGTTCTGAACGATGCCGACTTCGAAGAGGCCCGCATCATGGCGGGCAGCGCCCACGGCATTCAGGTATTTGAAAAGATACAGAACTTCTACGGCGAACGTGCCGCCCCGATGGAAGCCTCCACCGATAGCCAGCTGCCTGGGCCGGAGGAGCTTTCCGCAATGGTGGCTGACCCCAAATACCAGACCGATGCCGGCTTCCGCTCCAAGGTTGAGAAGGCATTCGAAAAGCAGTACGGCGGGGGCAGAACCGATAGCCAGTCTCTCACCGTTCCCATGTTCAATGGTAATGAATGACCTATTCGTAGATGAGGATGGGGTTGCCTATTGCGGCTGTTCGTCAAATCACTGGTTGGCTATATTCGAAGACAACCCAGATAACGAGACAGCCGAGTTGTCGGAGTTGCGTTGCGTGAACTGTGGATCGTCGATGTTACCAAACAACCGGCTGCACTAGGATAAACCGATGCCGAGGAACTACAAACAAGAGTATCAAAACTATCACTCAAAAAGCCGGCAGAGGCAGCGGCGATCCGCCCGCAATCAATCCCGTAGGATGATGGTGGCTGCGGGCCGAGCCCAAAAAGGCGACGGCAAGGACGTACACCACAAAGACCACAATCCGAAGAACCGCAGCAAGCGTAATTTGATGGTGATGTCTAAAAGTCTGAACCGCAGTAGGAAAGTCTGACGGCCTATGAACGGCTCATCTGCATTGTGGCCCCGGCCATCTTGTGAGGCGACTTCGGACCCCAGGGGTTGCTGCGGGTTCTTTTGATTTCATGTTGGTGCCAGCCGTTGATCATGTTAACGGCGCCGGCTATCGCCATCTTATCACTGCGACCATTTTTAATTTGTTTCCGATACCACCTAAGTACGGAGTAGGTGTCCCATTGCGTAGGGCCTTCCTGTAGAACTCGCTGGATTGGCTCTGGCAGCAAGTCGTAGGCCTCAAATTGGGTGAGCCTTGGCTTGTAATTGATCACTCTGAAACGACTGTTTGCCATGGCTATGCTCCCTTATCCCTCGGCTGGGTGCCAGTGACCCAGCACCTCACCGTCTTCATCGACTTCCGCACCGTGGGGCGCATCCTCAAACTTTACGCCGAGGCGCTCTTTGATTATGGTGCCGTCCTCGGCTTCCAAAAAATAGTTCCAGGTTTTCATGGTTATGCTCCCTTCAATATCTTGATGGCGTCACGGGTTGCCGTCTTCGAAAAGTTAACGCCGAGTTGGTTGTAGAGCTTGCGCCGTTTGTCGATCTTGCTTGCCAGACGCCGAGGCTTCACGTTGACGTTGCGGGCGTTGCGGCCGTAGTCCCTGGCGTCGAACCGACGCTTACGCAACGTGCCAAACTCTAGGACGTGCGCCCAGCGCCGGCCAATGGTGAGTTCGACGTAGAGCCTGTAGCCGTCGTTGTAGAATTGTGTGATCATTTTATGCTCCCTTCTCGTCAGCCAGGACTGCGTCCTGACCCCACTTGTTGCCGGTACGGAAAATCTTGACGTGGACGTTGCAACAGCCGGACAAGCCCTTGCCCTCGCCGCCACCGAAGCATGCCCATGCCGGCGCCAACTCGGTACGCACCGATAAGCCAAGCGACTTGTGGATGCGGCTGCGCGGACCCCACGGCAAGAAGACCTTGCCACGCCGTGCAATAAGATCAGCCTCGTCCTCATGGAGTAGCCAGGATGTGCCGAAGCGGGTTGTGATCTCGCGGGCCTTTACCCTGCGGTCACCTTCGAAGAGGCCGGGAAACTTCCCGAGTTTGTCGCTGTCAAGAAGGTCGGCCTTGGTATTGGAGAGGCGGGCGCCAAGGTCGGAACTCCACTGGCTAAGAAAGCCGTCCGTATCTGAGCGGTTCCAGCTATCTTCACGCCGTTTGCGAGAGGCTTTGGCGTCATCGCGGAAATCCTGTGCGGTCTTGCCGACATCGCCCGGGTGAGTTGCGGTTAAGGTGGTCATTTGCTTCTCCAGTTTGGGTTTCGCTTATTGTTCTCTTATACTGTATGTAATGCATCTTTTTGTATATACAAGGGCTGCACCCTCGTTTTTCTTGTCCCAGCAGAAGTTTTCTTGACATTTCTATGAAATTCTGGGCAGGTTCGTATTGTCTAGCAACGCTTTGCGCCTAGATACGATTTTTACCAGCCGGACATTGGCCGCAACTGGATCATCTTGAAACTTTGACCCAGTTAGGAGGCAAAAATGTCAACTGGATTATCTCCCGCCTTCGTCACGCTCTTCAGCGAAGAGGTGAAGCAGGCATACCAAGCCGAGAGCAAACTCCGCAATACGGTGCGTCTACGCACTGGCGTGGTGGGTTCCACGGTTAAATTTCCGAAAGTAGGCAAAGGCGTAGCCGCCGTACACACTCCGAGTACGGATGTTGTGCCCCTTAATAGTAGTTTCACGCAAGCGACGGCGACTCTTTCGGACTATGCGGCACCGGAGTACACCTCAATTTTCGACCAAGCGAAGGTGAACTTCTCCGAGCGGGCGGAACTCGTACAAGTTTGTTCCAAGGCCATCGGCCGGCGGCTCGACCAAATGGTGATCGATGCTTTAGATGGTGCGGGTACATCCCTCACCGTCGCCAATTCGATTGGCGGAGCAAATACGAACATGAATGAGGCAAAATTGCGGGACGCGCACAAGCAGCTTAATGCCAAGAACGTCCCGTCCAGTGATCGTTACGTCCTCATGCATGCTAACAACCTCAACGCATTGCTAGGTCAATCCACGGTCACCTCTGCCGATTATGTGGCTGGTCGTCCTTTATTGTCTGGTTCACTTGGGCAGTATATGGGCTTCAACGTGATCGTCATCGGTGACATGGACGAAGACGGCTTGGCTATCGACGGCAGTTCCGACAGGACTTGTCTCGCATGGCACAAGGCGGCTATCGGACTAGCCGAAGGCATTAGCTCTCGCGTCGAAGTCAACTATGTACCGGAAAAGATTTCCTGGCTGGTGTCCGCACTCTTCAGTGCAGGCGCCGTGGGTATCGACGCCGAAGGCATCGTTGAAATCACCTGTCGCGATACAGCGGCCGCAGCCTAATCCATAAGGAGGATAAAAAATGGCTTTTGCAAGAGCGGGCTGGAACCCCATCGGCGGTCAAAGCCGCAAGGGCTCGGCCCCACAAGTATGGTCCTATACCAGTACGGATGCCCAGACCGTAATTAGAGCGGCAGGCTACTTTAATTCGGTGTCAGATGACGTAGCAGTCAACGATGTGATTTTCTGTGTCAGCGCATCGGGTGGAACGCCAGTAGTATCAATTTCCTATGTGAATGCGAATGCATCCGGCGTTGTTGATGTCACTGACGGTCTTGTTGTGACCGCTACGGACAGCGACTAGTCCACTAAGGGTTTGGTGCGGCAGGCTAACTGGCGTTTTCTCTCCGCCGAGCTACTGGCCTGCCGCACCCCCCCTGTATTATTTTGGAGGCCAGATGGCAGTTGGCGACACCGATGTAAACATTTGCAGTACCGCCCTCAACCTCCTCGGCGAAAGCGAGATATCTTCGTTTTCGGATGGCTCCGAGATTGCCGGCGTATGCGATAAACTTTACCCCGGCACCAAGAACACCATGCTGGCGATGTACCCCTGGTCGTTCGCCACCAAGAAGGTACAGCTGGCACAACTATCATCGACGCCAATCAACGAGTGGCAGTATGAGTACCAGCTGCCCAGCGACCTAATCATGTCCGGGCCGCAGGCCGTCTACAATTCTGCGGCGACGGGCGCCAGCCCCATCACGTCAGGCTGGGAAATCCTCACCGGGAAATTACAGACCGACGAGACAACCATCGTCATCGACTACCTCTTCAGCGTGGACGAGGCCTCCATGCCACCATACTTCGTCCAGGCCCTGCGTTACGCCATGGCGGCGCATCTAGCCGAGCTAGTCACCGACCAAGTGGAGAAGGCAGACATGTGGCACACACGCTTGTTTGGCGTGTTAGCTGAAAATGGACGCGGCGGATATTTGCGGCAGGCCATGCACATGGATGGCCGTAGCCAGATACCCACACGCATACAGACGTTTGCTCTGACTGATGTGCGCTGATGTCGCGGGTTTTCCAAATCCAGACCGATTTCACGATTGGCGAAATTGACCCCCAGTTAAGAGCCCGCATTGACATCGATCAATATTACTCGGCGCTCGACAGGGCGCGTAATGTTGTGATCCAGCCCCAAGGCGGATTGGGCCGCAGGCCCGGGCTCAAATACATCCACACCATTCCATCTGGCGATGCGCCGGAGGATGGTTGCCGCTTGATTGCGTTTGAGTTCTCGGTCGCCGACAGCTACATGCTTCTCTTCGTCAACGACAAGATGTTCGTCTATCGAAACGCCGCACTGGTCACAAACATCAATGGCAGCGGCAACGACTACCTGACGACGGGCATTGGATCAGCCACCCTCGCAGACATGTACTTCACGCAAAGTGCCGACACCCTGATCCTGGTACAGGAGGGCATGGCTCCGAAAAAAGTGGTGCGTGGTGCGTCATCGTCCGTCTGGACGATATCCACCATAACATTTGGCTTCGTACCCAAGCATGCCTTCACCCTGGCGACATCAAACCCGGCTGTGACACTGACGCCGTCCGCCGTCAGCGGCAACATAACCCTGACTGCGGGCGGGTCTGCGTTTTCGTCCGGCAGCGTGGGCCAGTACGTCGAAGCCAACGACGGCCTTGGCCGAGCCCGGATCGTCAGATACACATCTGGCACAGTCGTTGACGCTGTCACCGA